TATAGATTTGAAACCAAGAAAAGAAGGTTTATATTTAACTGCATTCTTTCGTAGTATGAGAATCAGTAAAAGTGGTTATGCAGATTGGGTTGCATTATGTGAATTGGGTAAGTTCTTATGTGAACAGGCAGATTTAAATTTAAAGAGAGTTACAACCATTGGTGGTTCAGTACATCTCGGTGATATGAATAATGAAAAGAAAAATGTGAGGGAATTGTTTAGTGTGTGGAATAGCAACAATAGTAAGTAAAGATAATAATATAGAAACAATAAAAAACATGATGGAACTTATGGAACATCGTGGTAGAGATAATAGAGTAATTCATTGTACAGAATATGAAAATAAAAATATTTATCTTGGACATAACAGATTATCTATTAATGATATTTCTGAAAATGGTAGTCAACCAATGCATTATAAAAACATTTCTTTAATAGTAAATGGTGAAATTTGGAATTATAAAGAGTTAAGAAAAGAATATGAAAATCGTGGTTATAAATTTAATTCTAATTCTGATAGTGAAATAATTTTATATTTGTATGTAGAAGATGAATTAAAACGACTTGATGGTATGTTTTCTTTTGTAATTCATGATAACGATAAACTTATTATTTCAAGAGATTGGGTTGGAAAAATTCCATCTTATATTTCAATTGGTTCAGATATTTATATAGCATCTGAATTAAAATCATTTCCAAAATCTATAAGACCTAATGCACAATTTGTTCCAAGAAATTCTCTTATAACTATAAATCTTAAAACTGATTTTGTAGATGTTCAAGAAAATTATTACTTTAATTTTTCTGATAAGGTTACGATAGTCAATAATCACGATGAGGTTGGTAAAAAAACATATGAGTTATTAGATAATGCAGTTCGTAAAAGATTATTATCAGATGTACCAATTGCAACAATAAATTCTGGTGGTATTGATTCTACTGTTATTACATACTTGGCTTCACAGTATATTGATAACATTACAAGTTATACAATTAACTTTGATGAGGATTCTGAAGATTTAAAAATGGCAAGATTACTCTCTGAAAGAAATGGAATTAATCTTGTTGAAGTAAAAGTACCAAAAGATGATGAATTAATTAAACAAAGATTTATAGAATGTATAGAAACAATTGAATACCCATTAACAGTACAAGTTGAAGTTGGTATCCTTTGTTCATTTATGGCGGAACAAATAAGTAATGATGGATTCAAAGTAGTATTTTCTGGTGAAGGTTCTGATGAAGCATATGGTTCATATGGAATGTTAAGAATGTTTAGTAAGAAACCAGATTGGAGTGATATAAGAAAAGCGTTGTTTAATAAGCAATTTTATGGTAACTTATTAAGAGGTAATAATATCTTTATGAAATATGGAACAATAGAAATGAGAACACCATTCTTTGATACAGAGTTTTTAAACTATACTACAAACTTACCAAATGATTATACAAGTAATGGTAGTATGTGGAAGTATCCATTAGTGAATGCATTTAAAAATAAATTACCTGATGAGATATTATATCAACCAAAAAGGGCATTTCAAAAAGGAACAAACTTCAAAGGATACATTGAAGATATAATATTAAAAGATACAAAGATAAATTTTAATAATAGAAAGAATATACTCCATGTTATCAGAGATAATTACAATAGAAGATTTGGTGTTAATTATAAGAGTATAAGAAATAAAATTGAATCAACCGATAAGGGTTTATATCAATGGGTTTAAACCTCAACACACCAATTGAAACATATTATTTAAATAACATAGCAGTTGATGTTAAAAGAGATGATTTACATAATGGTGATTTAGATTTACCACCTTGGGCCAAGATTGAAGGTGTAAGACAATTAATGACAAGTGAAATAATTGATAAGAATAAACCACTTGTACATTTGGCAGTAAGGGGTTCTTATACAGGTTGGGTACTTGGTCATTATGGAAAAGAATATG